GCCAAACTAAAGTTTCCTATCGTTTCCTATGGTACCTATGGTATCCTATAGGGGGCTTACTTGTACCTATTATAACCCAATACAACCTACTGCAACTAAAAAGTACTTGACATAGTTCTTGACATCCTTACTTCTTTATGGTATAAGCTACGGTATAAACCTTTTACCAACCTTTTACCAACGGAACACTATGAAACCTAAAGCTATACACCCTAACAACACCCTTAAGTCAACCATAACAGTAGCAGATATAGTTCCTGTAGCTCAAAAGTATACAGAGCTATTCATCAAGGGATTACATAAGCATAGACTACTACGTTACCTATCTCCTTTCTATACCTTGGAGGATGTAACTATGGATGCAGTAGAGAGAGTTATTAAAGCTAACCCTATGTACCTAACGAAGTCTTATGTACGTACTGCAGTGAACTGTACCTGCTTAGATCTCATACGTAAACATAAGTTACCATGGTCAGAGCATTCCTATAGAGCTCCTGCTGATCCTACCAAAGGAGGTACTATAACCTCTGCTCCTAGTGATACTGATCATGATGGTCCTGCAATGCGTATAGAAGAAACTATAGAAGGTGATATCTATGATATACTTAAGGATCTAGAGGAGGAAGTTAGAACATACCTAGGACCTCTAGAAACCCAAGTACTTGATGGTCTCCTTAGTCGTAAGCTTTACATTGAGATTGCAGCAGACATGGGCATAGCTGTTAGAACCTTGGAACGTCACGTTAATGAATTGAAGTGGAAGTTATATAAAATACTAAAGGAGGAAGATTAATGTCAAACACTATTGTAAAGACTGAAGATAACTTAAGTGATAAGGAGGAACTCTTCCTTGCTTGTGTTGATCAGGGTCAAGGAGTGAATGAACTAGCTGAGAGCTTGGACTGTTCCACCGCTTACATATACCAATTGAATAAGAAACTAGGGGACCTAATACTAAGTAGACAAAGACATAAACTAACTCTGGCAACTTCGAAGGCTGTCAATACTGTAGTAGATACCATGGACGCTGATGCTAGTACTGAAAAGGGAGAACTTAAACTTAAGGCTGCCGCAGAGATAATGGATAGAGCAGGGCTTACTAAGCATACCTCAGTGGAAGTTAGCATCGAGAGTGATAATGGTCTCTTTATACTCCCTGGGAAATCAATAGTCCCCCCAGCACCTCTAGAAATTGATATAACACCTGAAGATTCATAAGACCTAGGGTAACCTAGGTAAACCACTTAACTACGCTTAAAAGGGCTCCTACGAGCTCCTAACACCATAGACCCATAAGGACACCTATGACAACTGAAGAAACAACTAAACCCAACACCCTGCTATCAATATTGGAAACCTATGGTAACCCTGCCCTAGATCCTCCATCTCCTAAGGTAGTAGATGCCTTATACTCCCTTAACCCTAACTTTGATGAAGACCTTAGCAATCTATTGTATAGTCCCATCAAGAGTATCAAGGAACCCTTGGTACATACACCTACAGATAACACCAACGAGTACCTACCTGAGCCTAAAGGGTACGTCCACTACATCCAATACATGATAGCATCCCGTTACTCCAAGTCTATGTCTATGAAAGAGGTAGCAGTAGCCCTTGGTAACCTAGGATATCACGTTTCTTCCTCAGGTCAACTGTCTAATATATGGAATCGAGTGGAAACCAAGAGTAAACTGAAGGATAAACCAAGGCAAGCGCAGAAAGATCAAGATAGAAGGAATGAAGAAGCCGCTGCAGTAGGGAAGAAACGTATTAAACGTAAAACTGCAGCTAATACTAAGCAACTGAAGGACGCTAGGGCCGTTAAATCAGCTAAAGCAGCGATAATCCGTGCTGAAAAGGACAAGAAGAACGCTAAAGTACGGCTTGCCAAGGCTGCAGCCAAGAGTTCAGACCCTATGAAACACATTAGGAAGGAACCTAATAAGAAAACAACTGCAGGTAAGGCCCAAGCTAGGGTATCTAACGTAACTGAAGAGGATTCCGCAGACATTAAGGCCACTGGTAAGAAGGTCTTGTATGAACCTACACCTAAACAGGCTGAATTCCATGCAGCGGGTGAGGATATTGTCCTATATGGCGGAGCGGCTGGAGGCGGCAAGAGTTATGCCATGCTTATAGATTGTCTTAGGTTTGCTCAAGAGGAAGATTATCGAGGTCTACTGATTAGACGTACCTCGCCTATGTTGAAAGAACTTATAGGGGTCTCTCGTAGTCTTTACCCTAAGGCATTCCCTGGGGCCAAGTACAATAAAAGTGAAAACGTTTGGTACTTCCCTTCAGGAGCAACAATACAGTTCGGATATCTAGATCGACCCGAAGACTTGGATAACTATCAAGGTCTTCCCTACTCCTACATTGGATTTGATGAGATACAGCACCAGAGATCAGATGAAGGTTTCTTATACCTGATGTCACGTCTACGTAGTGCTAACCCTAGGATCCAATGTTACATAAGAGCCTCTGCTAACCCAGGAGGTAGTCCATGGGTCAAGGAAACATTCATAGACCCAGCCCCTGCAAACACAACATTCTACAAAGGGGGCCTAAGTTACCGATTCATACCTGCTAAATTAGAGGATAACCCTTACCTAGATACACCTGTTGGGAACGAAGAGATCAGCCCCTACAGAAAGATGCTACAAGCCCTTCCTGAAGTTAAACGTAAACAGTTGCTCGAAGGTGATTGGTTAGCTGGTGATGATGTCATGTTCCAGTTTCACCCTGCTGTACATGTTACTGATGAGATGCCCCCGATACATTGGGCCGTTACTAACGCTTTGGATTATGGTTTCAAAGATCCCGCAGCTTCCTTATGGGCAGCATCAGACCCTCAAACAGGAAGGCTTCACGTTTACGCTGAGTTGGAAAGTTTACAGCACGAACATGCTCAGTGGGCCAAGGCCGTAAAGGAGAAAGAAGGTTACATCCCTCAAGGCATAGATAGGGTCATTGATGCTTCAGTATTTAAGATGACAGGTCATATAGGCCCAGGGGTTCGGGAGGAGATCCGTAGATACGGTTTAGCTCCTAGACCCGCAGATAGAAATAGGGAAGCTGGATGGAATCAGATACATCAGCGGTTATACGTTAACCCTGATGATGGTTTACCTATGATCCTTATTCATTCCTCTTGTAAGAAGTTGATAGATCAGCTTAGTACTGCTAGAAGTAATGAAAAGAAACCTGATGATATAGATGAAAGAAGACTTAAGAGTCACGGACGTACTCATCACTGGGATCTCCTTGATACCCTAAGGTACCTATGTATGGCTAGACCCCAAAGGGAAACTATACAAACCCGTTCCCTAGGACACAAGAGTGAAGCTGAGGGGTTTAGTCGTTATCGTGGTTACTTCCAGTAAGACGGGTACCAAGGGACCTTACGTTCATGTGTATTATAAAAGTCCCATATCCCCTGATGTGCAATGCATCCCAACTTAAATTAAAAGGATGCTCTAATGGCACGTAAAGAAGAAACAAAGAAAGCTACACTAATAAAGAAACCCAGCTTCACTAAAGATGCTGACTCACCTACAACACTAGAAGGGGAAGGCATCCCTGGTGCAGTACAAGTAGATGATACCAAACCACTAGATATGGAAATGGTACAGATGATGCCCTTGGTATCTCGTATCCACTCCAACCTAGAGACTGCTGAAAACAGTAGACGTACTATGGAAGACCAATGGATGAAGAACATATCATCCTACAAAGCTATAGATTCTAAGCAGAGTGGTAAGAATGATGATAAGGTAGACTTCCGTTCCAGTGAAGAGCATAAGGCTTTCATCCGAACCACTACAGTTAAGACACGTGCAGCTTACTCTCAGATCATGGAAAGCTTGATGCAGAACTCGCGCTTCCCTCTGATGATTGAACCAACACCTGTATCTGAGGGTGTACCTGAGATAGTGACAAATGATCCCAACGCAGCCCAAGGCCAAGAGAGTCAACAGGACTTCGGTATTGGTTTTGCTGGTGATGGTAGGGAACTTGCTGCAGGCGCTACTCAAGATAACCTTAGTTGGAAGGAAGATAGTCCTCTCTTTGGTAACATGAATGAAGGTAAGGATTCCTCTGGAGGGCAATATGCTCAACTACGTCCTGCTGCCCTAGCTGCTGAGAAGATGACTAAGGTAATACAGGATCAACTAGAAGAGTCCAACGCCCACACGGAACTACGTAAGTCAGTCTTTGAGGCATGTCTATTAGGTACAGGTTTAATGAAGGGAGTCTTCAGTGAATCCAAAACTCTACATAAGTGGAAGGATGGTCAGTACTCTCCTGAAGATAAGAAGTTCCCCAAAATGCATTCAGTTTCAACATGGGACATCTACATAGATCCTAACGCTATGGTGTTAGATGATGCCGAATGGATTATAGAACGACATAGAATGACCAGTAAGCAACTAAGGGATCTAAAGGGACAGGACTTCTTTCGACCTGAGAAGATCGAGGAAGCTTTAGCATCGGGATCTAACTATACAAGAAAGAGTTTCGAGCACGTAGTAAGAGAAGACGAAGCTATCATGGATGTTAGTCGTTTGTGGGAAGTTATTGAGTACTGGGGTTACATAACAATAGAAGAGGCGCAGGCTGCAGGTCTTCCGATGGAAACCATCCCAACTTCAGGTCAAGTACAAGTAAGCCTATGGGTTATCGACAACATAGTAATCAGGGTTATGACTAATCCTTTCTTACCTCAGCGTCTACCTTACTTCCTATTTAATTACGAAGTCAACCCTTATAACATCTATGGCACAGGTGTTCCTGAGACTATGGAGGACAGCCAAAAGATGATGAATGGTTTTGCTCGTTTAGCTGTAGACAACCTTGCATTAGCTGGGAATCTAGTGTTTGATGTAGATGAAACTATGCTTACCCCAGGGCAAGACATGAGTATCTATCCAGGTAAAGTATTCAAGAGACAAGGTGGACAACCAGGCGCAGCAGTACATGGTATTAAGTTTCCTTCCACTGCTAATGAGAATATGCTCATGTTTAGAGAGTGGAGACAGATAGCTGATGAATCTACTGGTATTCCCTCAGTATCCCATGGTCAAACAGGGGTAACAGGTGTAGGTCGTACGTCCTCAGGCTTGAACATGATCTTGGAAAACGCCAGTCTAAACATCAAAACAGTTATACGTAACATTGATGATGATCTACTCCAACCTCTAGGTAAGATGCTCTTCTACTGGAACCAACAGTTTAACAGTGATAACATCCCTGAAGGTGATCTAGAAGTTATAGCCACGGGCATACGCTCATACACCAAGCAAGAAGTTAAGGTACAACGTATCCAAACCCTATTGCAACTATCTGCTAACCCTGCCTTAGCACCTATGGTTAAACTACCTTACCTAATTAGAGAACTAGTTAAAGGTATGGACATGGACCCTGATGCAGTAATAAATGATATGGATGAAGCCAAGGCTTACGCTGAGATCATCGGTATGGCAGGTGGTGTTAGTGCTCAAGCTAAACAAGCTAACGAAATGCAGAACCCTGAGGGACCTACGGGAACTTCAGGCAACACAGCAAACACTGAAGGCGCAGGTAATCCTACAGGTGCTAATGGT